CGTACTACTTCAGCGGTTGCGACCGCTTGCATTTCAGTTGATAGGGTGCGACTCATTATATGGCCTCGACACAGGCTAGAGTAAATCCATAAAGGGAGGCAGTATCAGTAGACCAGCCAATATCATTTGATGCCATGCGCCATAGACTTTTAGGCAATGTAAAATCTAACGCTGTGCCTGATGCTATCTCTGCTCTTAGTGGCGGTTGAAACTTTAGCGTCCCCGCGCCAGCGGATTTATCTTCTGTAACCATGTACAGATAATCACCTAGCTGAAAGTAAGTACCCGCAGTAACAGCAGTAGAACCAGAATCGGTAGTCAGTTGCTCTGCCCTAACCGCTGTCGTGCCAGATGTTGTACTGGTTGCTGTACTTGTATGCAGTGGATGGCCGAACGTAAACGTGCCAGAACGCCCTTTTAAGCCGACTATAAATGCTTCGACTGATCGTGCCTCTGCATAGGTTAAAGGCGGTAGGCTGATCTCTGCTTCCCATCTAGCCCCTGAATGCTCGTACACTTGCTGATCGTAGGTAAATGGCGACTCTGATACGGCTACAGTTCTACGTAACCGCATATTGATAGACTGTATGCCGACTGATGGAAATGCTAATGGCATTTTTTATGCTCCTACTAATGCTTTGGAATAACCACCACCGCGCATTCTAGCGTCTGCAACTGCACCTTTAGCGGCATTGGCAATCTGTGGCATAAGTGTAGCAATTTCTGCTCTTACTGTCTGCTGTACGCCAGTCGATACGTTAATGGTCTGATTGACTACTACGCCACCGCCACCGCCTAGCTTATTGTTTGGTATTATTGCGCCTTTTTGATTTGGCACAAACATCTCTGGACCACGCTCGCCAACAATATAGGGAGAGCCAGATTCTACTGGACCACCGATTGCGGCATAACCTCTTGGATCAAACTGTGGAATGCCAGAGCCGCCTCCAGACGTTGCACCGCTACCAGTTGAACCATCGCCACCACTTCCAAAATAACCTGTAATCGCACCAAATGCCGCATCTACAATATACTTTTGAACCAACATTTTAATTAAGCTATCTACTACGCTTTTTGCCATTGACTTCATAGCGTCTGCAAAATTAGCCGCGCCAGTAATGCCAGCGGTCAGGGCATCGGTCATTCCATCTAAAGCGTTTGTTGTAAATGACTGAACTATCTCACCGCCATCTTTTACGGTCTGTTGCCACGCCTTAAATCCTAGATCGACATTATTAATTGAGTCTAAGGCAGGAACTGCCGCTTTCGGTATCGAATCCCCGATAATGTCTAAGGCACTTTTTACCCCTTCGAGCTCATCGCGGATATACTTTGTGCTTATGTTTCCTAATAACTCTGCACTTTCTGTATCCTGCGCTTCATCGCGCAACTTTATTAGCGCATTTATTCTTTCTTGAAAATTCTTAATTGCTGTTTCTTGGTTTGCTGGTGACAATCCTGCGGTATTTTCGCCAACTTTGGCAATTCGCGTTTCTAACTTTGCAATTTCTTCATTGTATTGCCTAACGTCTTTTGCCCCAATGCTAAACAGATTCTTTAAATTATTTTTTGTGCGTATGGCTTCGTTGTATATGCTTATAAAGCCATTCGCTAATTTTTCAAAACCAATTAACGCATTTTGAATTCCTGATATAAGAGTTTTAGCTAGTGATCTTGCAAATAATTCAACACCGCCTTTAGCTTCAATGGTGCGCTGTAAAAATGCAGTAAACCGCACAACCATTGCCTCTATTGCAGGGGCAAATGCCGCCACAGTCTGATCTGTAACGCCTTTAAATAAACTTTGTAATTTAGTCAGGGAATCAACAGTATCTTCTACGCCCTTGGCCGCAGTGCTAGACATTGTTAATCCTAATGCTCTAGCCTCGCCAAGCATGGCTCTCAGGCCATCACCGCCTTGCGATAAAGTATTTACAAGAGCCGCACCTTCAGAGTCAAACAACTTAAACGCTAAACGCAGTCTATCTGATTCGCTTTCTACTTCTGCAAAAGCATCAGCCAAAACAATCATGCGCTTATCTAACGGCATTCTGTTTAATTCTTGAGCATTTATCCCCAGTTCTTTTATTGCGCCTTTAGCCTCACCCATTCCTTTGGCGGCTTCAGCAGTCCTGCGGGTAAACCTTTGCAGAGCCATATCCATAGTCTGCGTAGATACGCCAGTAAGATCAGCGGCATACCGTAAAGCCCCAAGAGCCTCAGTGGTTGTGCCAATCTTGTTTGCGGTTTTAGTAAGGGTATCAGTTGCTCTGAGTGACGATGCTATAAGTGCGCCAAAACCAGCCGCGCCAACTAAGCCGACAATAGCTGTCTTGGCATTGAGTACAGCACCAGCAACAGCTTTTAGACCTTTGGTAGCACTGCCAAAACCTTTCTTGGTTTTATCTAATGCGCTTATCGTAATCTTGACGTTTTCAGCCATCGCTCTCACTCATTATCTGGAAATAGGCCAGCCACTCATTAAAGTGGTTGACAGGCATTTGCTCTGCCTCTGCTATTGTTATGTGAAGCCGATCAGCCAAAGACAATAAGTTCATCCTTGATTGATCGGTTCTCAGTTTCCCTCGATTGCCTCAATAGACTCGATCTCTGCAAACATCTGATTGGCAATGTCACTAATAATATTAGTTTCTTCACCCATCAAATCCATGCGATCTTCAGCAGATGAAAAGAGTTTATTACCGCCCTCATCTTCTGCCTTCATGCAAATCAAATCTACCATTGCACCGATGGTAGTGTTGTTCAGGAAGTTAGGGTGCTTCTTCTGAAGTTGGTCTAAGTCATAACAGGTAATAGCCCTGCAATATAACTTAAAGTCTCCAGATTCATCACCCCACGCTGGTACTAATACTTCTCGCGCTTTTACTTCCCTTCTGTTGCGTAACTCTTTAGCTAATCCCATGGTTTAAATCCCCCTATTACGCTGTAGCTTCTGTGATTGCTCCACTGCACTGGATGGTAAAGCTGGCTTCAACCATGCCATCAAATGCGCCAGTTATAGAACGTGAAGTAACGATGCCGCCACCAGAGAAATAAGTCTCACCAGTACCAGTACCAGTAGGATAGATTTCAAAGTCTACATCAGCACGTTCATCTAAGATCAACTGCTGTGCGTCTGCTTCATCCCAGTAACACTCGATAGATACAGTGTTAGTTGCTAGACCCTGCTTGTAAGTACGTGCAGTATCGCCCATTACTGAATCTTCAATAGTGTCTGCTGAACCGTCAAAAGTGAAAGATCGTACTTCGCCAACCACGGCAACAGTCGTGCCTGAGACTTGTACTTTTACTACTCCAGATGCGCCTGTTTTAGTCGCCATGATTTATACCTCTAAATAAAAGTTAAGTTGTGCCGCGAGTATACTGATACAACACGCGAACTGTAATAATGACCCCACCAATGGGATCAATAGAACCTTGATCTATCTCGATGTTAGTTATCTGCGTGTCTAAGGCATTAGCCCCTCGCAAACGATCAACATCAAGACCCTCTTCTACTGCTTCGATAATGTTATTTCGTGCTGTATCAATTACAGACCCTTTAACAAAACAAACCAGTTCATAATCTATTGTAGCCATGCGCTGAGTGATTGACCCGCCTAGACTACTATCTTCTCTATTCTCTCCTGCGCTCCTAACTAGAATCGCTGGGAACTGAGCATTCGACAACTTATCAAAAGCAAATGGCTCTCGCGTTACATACTTAACCGCTACAGGCGATGTGATCGCTTGCAGGGTAGTAACAATATTATTGGCAATGTTTTCTCTTACACTCATTTCAACGCCTTAAAGAATATCTTGCCTAGTTGCTTTTCTTCCTGATCGTTAAAGCCAAAGAACGGTCTTTTCTTATCGTTCATTGCGGCCTTCTTAGATTCAGTCGCTCTGCTGAAAAATATCTCAGCCTGTTTACTGTTAGCCGTTACTGTCATTGACCCTAACATCTGACCAGTAAAGTTTAAATCTGGTTTAGTGCCTCTGCCTTTCCCTGATCTAAACAATGCATACTCTGGTGTATATGATGCGAATACGCCTTTATAACCTACACCTTTGGCAGTCCTATCCTGTATTACATTTACGCCTTCCTGCGCTGTAATCAGTAACGCCCGTTTAACGCTGGCAGATAGCTCCTTGCCTTTCTTACCTACTCTCTTGGCAATCTCTTTAGCGTTAGTTTGTAGGCGTATATCCATTATCTAACCAGCCGACCAGAGTTTACTGATTGCTTTTCATCATCGTCGATAGTGCTATTACCGTCGTCATCGTACTCAACACCATCTCTCAGGATAGCGTCGAACTCTTCACCATAACGGGCTTTGTAAAAGTCCATCATGTTTTGGAATCTATCATCTTCTACCCAATTAGTCAGTTGCGGCAAAGCATATCTTGCCAACACTAAATAAGCAGAACATCGGGTAAACTGTGAGTCAGTAAGTTTGGAGTTCTCCATCTCACCCGCTATACCTTTCTTAGGCCACCACTTGATCCGCAACTCGCGCTCAATATCTGCTTGCGATTTTGCATGATCGTCTGCAAATGATGTGATACCTAAAG